AGCGTCACACTTTACCTGTGGCCGGCGCCATCGGTTCAGGTGGCATCGCAATTCATTGTGACGCTCGATGTCGTGCGGACGCTCGACGACATGATCAATTCCAATGACGGCGCCGATTTTCCGCAGGAATGGCTTCAGGCGATCATCTGGAACCTCGCGGATGACATGCAGACCGAATATCCCGTTAACGATCAGAGACTGGCTGCCAAGATCGAGACCAAGGCCGCGATGCTGCTAGGTCAGTTGCGTGGCTTCGATCAGGAGACCAGTTCGCTCTATCTCCAGCCTGATGATCACTGGGGACGGCGGCATTAGATGCCAGACATCCAAACACTTATGGGCATAAATCCGCCCGATCTTTCAGGGCAGTTTAACACTCAACTTAGTTCGGAAGACGAGGCAGCTTTCCAGAAATGGCTGCGCTTGCTTCCTGCAAGGCTACAAAGCGTCTCAGACTATGATCTGCGCGGCGCGTGGAAAAACAACGCGAAAGAAGCCGCGAACGGGCATCTTCCTGACACATGGAAGAAGCCAAACCATCCAACATTTTCGCGGGAGAGCGTTTACAGCAATGCGCAGAATGGCATTGGCGGTCAATGGACTGATGGTAGCCCACAAACTCAAAACGATGCCCAAAAAAACTGGGTTTATTGGGCATCACCAGCGAATGCGCGCTATCGAGCACCTGCAACTCTAGCTGATTATTTCGCTCGGGTGGAACCAAACAGCACCGTCGTGCTCCCAATTAATTATGACTTGGGTAAAAGATAGTGTCCAAGACCAAGCCAGCCCTTCAATACAGCCAGGGGCGTTCACTGCCATGGAGTGGCGCCAAGGTCGTCAACTGCTTCGCTGAAAAGGCAGATGGAGACCGCGAGGACGATCTTGCGATCATGGCGACGCCAGGCCTTGACAGGTTTGCCGTGCTTGGCTCCGACCCAGTACGCGGCTCGACGTTCATGGGCGACAAAATTTACGCGGTGGCCGGGACAAGTCTTTATTCGATCGACCAAAACGGTTCGGTTTCGCTTCTCGGGAGCGTTCCGGGCCTTGGTCCGGTCAAGATGGCGAATAATGGGACCGAGGTCGCGATCGCAGCCGATCCCAATGGCTATGTCTATTCCGGCGGCACGGTGCACAGCTCGGAGGATCTGCCCGAGGTTATCGATGTTGCCTATATCGACAGCTATTTCGTATGGGTGATCAGAAACTCCGACCAGTGCATTTATTCCGGGATTGCGGACGGGCTATCCTACGACCTCCTCGACGTGTTCACGGCGGAGGGATCGCCAGATCGCCTGATAGGCATCGTCAACGATCACCGCGAGCTGCAGCTTTATGGCGGGGCTACGATTGAGGTGTTTTACAATGCCGGCGGCGCGGACAATGTGTTCGAGCGGCAGGGAAACGCCTTTATCGAACGCGGCTGCTTCGATCGGGACAGCATCGTCAAGATCGACAACAGCGTGCACTTCGTCGGCGACGACAGGACCGTCTATAGACTCGACGGCTACACGCCTATTCGCATATCAACTCATGCGATCGAATATCAGTTGCGCAATGCGACCTATATGCGTGCCTTCACCTATGCCCAGGAGGGCCACAAATTCTATTGCATTTCAACCGGCCAAGGCACGTTCTGCTACGACATGGCGACGGGCGCATGGCATGAGCGCAAAAGCTGGCAGACGATCAACTGGCGGGTGGGCGGGGCCGTCACGGCATGGAACCGGACAATCCTTTCCGATGCCTATACCGGCATCCTCTACACGCCCAATCTCGACAGCCACACCGAGGACGGCGACCCTATCGCCATGGAGGTGGAATTACCTCAAATCGGGGCTGGGCGCTCGCGGGTGACGATGTACGGCTTTGAGGTTTATTGCGAAACCGGCGTCGGGCTGAATGACGGGCAGGGCTCTGATCCCAAGATCATGCTTCGCTATTCCGACGATGGTGGCCGGACATGGTCTAACGAGTTGTGGCGCTCGCTTGGGCGGATCGGCCAATACCGCACGCGGGCTATCTGGCGGACATTGGGACAATTTCGGGTGCGAACGATGCGGCTGACGATCACCGATCCCGTAAGGCGGCTGATCATGAGCTATTATGCTGATTGCCGATAGATATGACCTTCACGATCAATCCGCCGAATACGCCGATGGTGGACGGTGCTGGCCGCCCGACTGCTGAATATTATCGCTTCTTCGCGCAATTGCAGCGCAATGCGTCAACTGACATCTCGGGTTCGCTGGCTGGCGCGCCGTTTCTGACTTTCGCGACATCACCAGTCCTGACCGGCGAGCGCGTTCTGACCGGCGGAGCCGGCCTGACGGCCAATGTCGGCCCCAGCTTCGTGACGATGGATCTGGACGATACCGCAGTGACGCCTGGGACCTATGGCGGCTCTGCGGTGCAACTGACGGTCGATCAGCAGGGACGAATCACGGCAATATCGTCGATCACTCTCGACAGCGACGCCATTCCAGAGGGTACGGTCAATCTCTATTTCACCAATAGCAGGGCGCGATCCGCGCTCTCTGGAAGTACTGGGATAAGCTATAACAGCAGCACTGGCGCGATTGCGCTTGCCAATACCGCCGTGACGGCTGCAAGCTATGGTTCTGCATCTGCCTTCCCAACATTCACCGTCGATGCGCAAGGGCGATTGACCGCCGCCTCCACGCTACCTCTCTCGGCAGCGAAGTTCGACCATTATGCGACTGTGGGCAATAGCGGCACGACGGAAACCGATCTTTATTCAGACACGATCGCAGCCGGACAATTAGGTGCGAATGGCGACAAGCTCGAAGCCAATTATGGGGGAACGTTCGTCTCGTCAGGAACCGCCACAAGGCAGATCAAGGTTTATTTCGCTGGCACCGCCATCCTCGATACTGGCGCGCTTACGCTGAGCTTATCTTCGGCATGGGTTGTTCGCGCGTCTCTTATCCGCGTTTCATCGTCTGTCGTGCGCTATATGGCATCCCTGGAGACGGAAGGAGCGGCGCTGGCGGCCTATACGTCCGTGGGCGAACTGACAGGGCTGACACTGTCGGGGACAAATATTCTCAAGATCACTGGCACGGCGGCGGGAACAGGGGCGGCATCCAATGATATTTCCGCGCTCATGGGGGCGGTGGTCTTCAGGCCAGCCGCATGATGCTTTGACCTTGGCGCATTTCGTGATAATGAATGCGGGGGTGCGACACGCATCGGCGGCAGGATCGGGCCGCTTCCCATAGCCAGACGATCGCTCAGCGGATGAACTGGCTTGCGGCATTTCCAGAAAATCGCGGAAGGCGTCGATGTCATTCCCATCCTCAACGCGCTTTCTGCGCGGGAGGAGTTGTGGAACGAGAATGACTTGAGATCCACGCATCCCGCCAGCCCGCACGGCGCGGTCGATGATATCTGGGTGTTTTTCAACGATCCGTCCAATGCGGAATCGGTCGTCAATGACCTTGATGTGGTCTCATATCGCGGTTGGCGTGAACTTCCTCAATTGAGGCCGCTGGTGTTCGATATCATGCGCCGCGTCGAAGCGGTAAAGCTAGGGCGAGTGATCATCACGCGCCTGCCTCCAGGCAAGGAAATCCCACCCCATATCGACCAGGGCGCTCCGGCGACATATTTCACGCGCTACATGCTCGCGCTGCAATGCCTGCCCGGCGCCATCTTCAAGATTGGAGAGGAGGTGATCAACTTCCGCATGGGCGAGTGGTGGATGATCGACAATCGAACCGAACACAGCGTCGTCAACAACAGCGCGGACGATCGCATCGTTCTCATCGTGGATTTGAGGCTGGAATGACACTGACCGCCACACCGGAACCTTTCGCGCCCTTCCTTGAAGAAGTGGCCCCCTTGCTTCCGCGCCATTATCTGGAACTGGCGCTCGACCAGGATCATGTCCCGCTCGATCCCTGCTTCGAAGAATATCACCGGCTCGACGCCTTGGGGCGCATTCTTGTCGTCACCTTGCGCGAAAAAGGCGAGCTGGCCGGCTATTTCGTCGGTTTCATTGGGCCGGCGCTGCATTACCGCACGCTCCTGCAGCTGAGCCTCGATATCTTCTGGGTAGCCCCGGAGCATCGCGGCAAGATGGGCGGGTTCATCCTGTTCAAGGCGGTTGAACGTGAGGCGCGCAGACGCGGCGTCGGGCGCTTCTTTGTCGGCTCCAAACTCCATAAGGATGCGTCATGGCTGTTCGAGAAGCTCGGCTATACCGAGGTTGAGCGCTATTATTCCAAGACATTTTTCGAAGAGGCCCACATCATGCAGGCGGCTGAATAATGGTCGGCGTAGCTATCGCAGGCGCTGCGGTTGTAGGCGCGGGCTCTTCGATGATTGCCGGGAGCAAGGCCGCCAAGGCACAGAAGCAGGCGGCGCAGACGGCAGCGGACGCATCCAATCAGGCGACACAAGCTCAGGTTGAGGAGGCCCGGCGTCAATATGACCTGACGCGCTCCGATTACGCTCCGCAGCGTGCGGTCGGGCAAAGCGCGCTCTACAAACTTGCTGACATGTACGGCGTATCACGGCCCGAAGACACCTCGATCTATGCATCAGGGATGCCGGGGGGCACAGCCACAACGATTCCGGAGAAATTTCCAGCGCTGCCGCCGGGTGTTCCCAGTGGGCGCTATTTCCCAGCCTCGCTTTACGATTCTACATTGTCGAAGATGCCCGGCTACCAACCGGCGACAACTACGCATGAGGCACCGATCGCGATGACGCCCGGATATGGCGGGTATGAGGAATCGCCGGGCTATCAGTGGCAGCTTGACCAAGGATTGCAGGCGATCGATCGTCAAAATGCGGCACGCGGCATTCTCAACAGCGGCGGCGCCGACAAGGCACGGATGCGTTATGCCACAGGTCTCGCGTCGGGAGATTATGAGACTTTCGCCAATCGGCTCGCGGCCTTGGCTGGCGTCGGGCAGACGGCAACGGCTGGGACCGCTGCTGCTGGAGCAAGTTCTAGTGGCCAGATCATCAACGCCTATGGCCAGAACGCGCAGAACATCGGGAATGCCGCAACCGCAGCCGGCAACGCGCGCGCGTCGTCCTATGCCAATACCGGAGCGAGCATTAGCGGCACGGCGAGCAATCTCGCGGGCATGTACATGATGAGCAATGGCGGTTTTGGTTCGCCCAAATATTACGGCGTATCCGGTTCTGACGGGATCTACTGATGGCTAGCAACCCTTGGGAAATATTGGCCAACGCGCGGGCGCAGACGAACCAGTTGCCTGAGCTTTATATGCAGATGCGACATCAGCGGCTGTCCGATATGTATCAGGCCAAGCAGATGGAGCGCCAGGACAAGCTCGACGAGCGCGCCGACAAGGACTATCAACGTGGCGAACAGGTGCGAAGCGGGCTGACGTCGGCTTACGACCCGTCAACCGGCCAGATCGATCCTACCAAGGCCCGCGCAGCCTATGTTGGGGCGGGCGATGTCGAAGGCGCGATGAAATTCGACGACGCTGAGTTGGCGCGCAAGCAGAATGAACTCAAGACCTATCAGACGATCAATGAATATGCGTTGCAGCAACTCGGCGGCGTGCGGGATCAGGCGAGTTATGACGCGGCGCGGGCGAATGTGAAGATGATGTTCGACCAATATGGGCATGGCATGCATTTTCCGCAGCTTCCTGATGTTTACGATCCGACCGCAATCCATAAGCTCCAGATGGGCGCGCTTTCCGGCAAAGAGCAGCTTCAGATGCAGATGGAGGAACTGAAGGCGGCAGAGCAGCAACGCCATAACCAGGCCACGGAAGCGACTTCAGCGGGCAATCTTGCACTCAGCAGAAAGCGCGAAGAGCGCTTGACAAAATGGGGGCCGCAGCCGCTCATAGGTGTGATGGGCAACATCCCTTCGAGCACAGATGATTTGAATTACTGATGGCGCAGCCCAACCCCACAACGACCGTCACCAATCCAAGGATCGCGAAGCTAATCGAGCTTGAGGTTTCTGGACGCATCAAACCCGAACATCAGTTGGAGCTGGATACGTACCGCGCCCAAGGACTTGCGCCAAAGAAATCGAGCGGCAATTCGCTTACCGAATACCAAGGCAAGTCGACTGGATTTTATGAGCGGGCGATTGGTGCCGATAGGGATTTTCTTGCAGCAGGAGCGGGCGGTGACCCGGTCGGCGTTGCCGGCGACGCTGCGCGGGCAGTCCTCCCCGCAAACGTCGTTAACTCCTTTACATCTCCTGAGCGTCAGAAAGCACAGCAGGCTAAGGAGGACTGGATCAGGGCCTCGCTTCGGTATGAATCAGGGGCAGCGATTTCCCCTGCTGAATTCGAGGGGCAGGATAAGATATTCTTTCCTCAAACCGGCGACAGTCCCGAGACGATTGCACAGAAAGCCAAGGCGCGCCAGCGCGTGGCGGAAAGCCTGAAGGTCGCGGCTGGTCCTGGCGCAGCGGATAAGGGATTGTCCGCCAACGCACCGCTCGATCCATTGGCTCAGGGAGATATCGGCTTCAACCAGGGCGATCCCGGCAACACGATTGTTTCGCCAGAGGCGATTGCTTTTCAGCAGGATCTTCAAAAACGTGTCAATGCGCGCGAGTTCAAGTCCCCTGAAGAGATTATTGCTTATGGGAAGGGCAAGGGCTTCAACATCGACGCCAAGGACGCACAGGCAGCGATCGATTATTTCTCCAAAGGGGGGCGGGATACGGTTGAGGTTGCTACTCCGGTAGAAGCTGGTTCGCGCGAGGCGGCTAAACGCGCCGAAGAAGCGGTTGCAAATCAACCAGGCGGCGCCGGGACGGCGTTTATGCACGGCGCGGCGGATACCGTTATGTTTGGCCTGAATGATGAATTCGGAGCAGGCGTTCGCGCGCTCACGTCAGACAAGCCGACAACTTATGAGGACGAGCTTAAGCTTACACGCGCCGTAAAGGATGCCGAAGCACAGCAACATCCATGGACTTATACCGGAGGCCAATTGACTGGTGCCTCCATAATTCCATTTGGCGGCAGCGCTCGCACCCCTGCTGAAATGGCGAAAGTGGGCGGAGGAATGGGAGCGCTATACGGCCTTGGCTCAGGCACCGATCTGGAAAGCCGGCTTTCGGCAGGCGCAAAGGGCGGCGTGTTTGGTGCCGGACTGGGCTACGGTTTTGGGAAATTGGCTGATCGGTACATTAATCGTACGCCCCCGATTCCGCCGTCTGGCGGCGGGCGTGTCCAAGAGGCTTCTGACATTCTTCAGGCGAGCAATGATCTTCGTGTTCCTGTCATGCCAGCTGATGCTGGCGGCCCAACAACTAGACTATTGACGGCGGGCGCAGCAGCAACGCCGGGAGGCGTTCAGCCAATCGTGTCTGCGGCACGAAATGTGCAGGCCAAGGGAGGTGAGGCGCTGGATCGCATGGCGTCGGCGGAGGGGAATGTACTGAACAAGGAGGCCGCTGGAGACGCTGTTCGCGAAGGCGCGCTTGCCTACAGAAATAGCAGCCGAACCGAGATTGGCAAGGAATACACTCGCGCAGCGGCGCTGGCCGGCGATACGCGCGTTGCGCCGAACGGGGCTTTGGCCAATCTGGATAAGAATATCGCTGAATTGAGCGAGGTTCCGGGAGGCGCGGATGGCCTTGCCGTTCTTCAATCACTGCGGGAGGATCTTGCGGCGCGTGGCACTATCAGCGTTGACGGTATTCGCGGCATGCGGACCCAGTTGCGCCAGAAGTTCATTAAGGATGGCTTGCGTGGGTCAGATCTGGAACGGCGGGTGAATGGCGCCATCGATGCCGCAAGCGAGGATTTGGTTACCTCTCTACGCACACAAGGCAAGGCCGAGGCGGCAAATGCATATACCAAGGCCGATCGCGAATGGGCTGACCGGGTAAAAAATCTCGATGATGTCATCATGCCAATCATAGGAAAGAAGGGCGAGAAAAGCGGTGAGCAGATTGTGGATGGCCTCAATGCTGCCGCCAAGGGGAATAATGCGCGTCTAGACAAGCTTTTCGCCGTCCTCCCAGAGGATGTAGCTGGCGACGCGCGCGCAACGTTGATCAATCAGCTTGGCCGCGCGAAGAGTGGTGCACAGAATGCTGACGGGAGCGCTTTCTCCTTCGATACGTTCCTAACCAACTGGAATTCAATTGGGGCGAGTGCAAAGAATACGATCTTTCGGGGCGAAAGCCGCAAAGCGATCGACCAGCTCGCGCTTTTGGCTGAAAAATCCAAGGCGGCAGGCCGCTATCGCAACGCTTCAAATACCGGCCTGGCGATCATGTCATCGGCCACAGCCGGGACTGCATTTGCCAGTATGGCAACGCTCGGTAAGGTGCTGGCTGGTCAATATATTGCTGGCCGCGTGCTCGCGTCTCCCCATGTGGCCAAGGCCATTCTCAACATTGCCAAGGCGAATAATCCGGCGGCTTCGATTGCCAGGATCGAGAGGCTAACCTCCATTGCGACGAAAGATCCTACCATTCGCAATGAAGTCATTCAGCTTCAGCAAAAGCTTATGGCCGCTGTAAACGATAATGTAGTCAAGACCGGCAGTGCCGCCGCTTCACCAGATGAGCGGCCAGGCGAACAATAGTGCAGCAAGCGCGGTTTTGCGCCCTATCGCATACGCGCTTCCGAATATGACGAGCGCCTGCCAAATCCTCAAGGCGCTACACAATCAAAGCGAACAGCGTTGGTGAGAATGTCGCGGCTCGAAACGCGCGGGATCTTGTCGAACTTTTTGCAATGCTCTGTCATCATCGCATAGGCTCGATCGTTTCCGAGGCTGCCTGATTTGTTGATCACGCCACCGGTTTCATTGGCGAAGCTGAGGCGCGGGGCGCAGCCTGTCAGGGCTAGCGCTATCAATATGACTGATCGCATCATGGCCTGAATAGCACGCTTTCATTCCAGCGCCAAGCATGCTAGAAAAGCCCCTGACAGCGCTATGAGCGTCAAGCGGTAGTGGGCCGCGTCATCCAGACAACCACATTCATCATCATGAATGCGCGGGGACTGGATGGCATCGCTGTTCGACACAGGTATATTCAGCATCGAAGGCATCAACGGCGAGGTTTTGCCGGGTGCCAAGCTTGAGTGGTTCGCGGCCGGCAGTTCGTTGCCGCTGGCGACATATTCCGACGCCAATCTAACCATCCCCAATCCCAACCCGGTGGTGGCCGATGCGAGCGGACGGTTCCCCGAAATATATCTCCAACTTCTGCCTTACAAATATGTTCTCTCCACGTCTCAGGGCGTGGTGCTGGTGACACGCGATTATTTCTCACCGGGGACCGACACCGTCGCGCTGACGCGCCTTGCGCTTGCGGAATTGCCCGTTCGCTCTGCCGGTCAGAAAGCTGATCTTGTCGAGGGGGGAAGGGCCGGACGTTTCACGTCGTTCGTCGGCACTCCGCCGTCCGATCCATTGCAGGGCATCTATATCCAGTCGCTCACTGACGGTTTTTATTGGGCGCGTGATTGGGACGGCATCAACGGCTATCCGGAGTGGTTCTACGACAATAGCGGGGATTGGCTGGCTGCCCTCAACGCATGCGAGACGCTTTGCCCTGTCATTCATCTAGGTGCGAAAGATTATTCGATCTCGGCCACTTGGGCCATCCAGACGGAAAATCGTACAGTTAAGGGATCGAGCCGCTTCAACCGCGCCTCCGGAACCGGAACGCGCATCACGATGGCTTCCGCCACCGCCAATATCGTCAAGGTTGGATACGACACCCAGCCTGCCGGAGCGGTAGAGCAGGACCAGCTTCAGGGCGGCTTTCTCAAGAATGTAACGCTACAGGATCTTGCAATCTGGCGGACGGTCGCTCCGTCGCCGTGGGGAACGATCAACGACGAGGATACGGTCGGCAGCGGTCTTCGCGTTCAATATGTCCTGAAATGCAGGTTCAGCAATCTTCTCATTCAGAACAGCGCGTGCGGCGTCTATGCCGGTGCTACCATCTACACGAAATTCGATGATGTCGAGGCGCGGATAGACAGCCCGACGACTGCCGGCAATTACGATACGTGCCGGGGATGGTTTCTCGATGGCAACCGCACCTTCGGCTATGCGGGCGGCAACGCCAGCATTTACCTGAACCGTTGCGTTGGTGTCGCCAACCGGAAAAGCGGCAGCACGACCGATGGAAACATCCCGATCGCGCTTTTGATGAAGGGGGCGTTTGTCGACACCTTTGTCCGGGATTTCGAGGTGGCGGGGACAAGCAAGGGAATTGTCCTGAGCGCTCCTGGCTTAACCTACCCGTCATCAGTCGATGTCCATATCGATCACCCCATTGTCGACCAATGCGACACGGTCGGGATCGAGGTTGGCGACATCAACGCCGGGGCCGCCATCGAGATTATCGCCCCTTACGTAGCATCAAATGGCTCGGCCTCTTATGGGGTCAGCATCTTCAACGGCTCCGGTGTGACGCTTCTGGGAGGGCAGCTGCACGGGCATTGGAGCGGCGGCGCCGGGCTTCAGCTCACGGACATGGGCAATGTCGTCGTTCATGGTACGAAACTACTCAATTGCATCAACGGTGTCGTGATTAATAATTCGCAGGGCTGTGAAGTCGCTCCTCAGTTCATTCAAAGCCAGGCTCTTACGGCGCCCGTCGCTGTATCCATCCAGGACAGCAGCCGTTGCCGCATCACGCCCATCATCACTGTCTCGGGTAGTGGCCTGTTCACCTACGGCATCAACCTCGTCAGCGGCAACACGAACCTGCTCATGGACGTGTCCGGGATCATGGATGCAGCCACAACCGATCGCATCCGAAGCGGAGGTGGCGGCGGCAGCGCCATTACCACCCAGGGGGATGTCTCAGGACATGTCGTGATCAATCCCGGTCAGGGCGCGATGCTGTGACCGATATCGCCGGCCCTGAAAACATCGATCGCATGTCTGGCTTCGCGGCAGGTTGCGCGGCCACATATGTCTTCATCCGCAACCTCGTGATGAAGCCTGCGATCAAGTCGTGTCACGCACGGATCAATGAGCTTGAACAGGATCGCGAGCGCCTGACCCGCCGTATCGAACAATTGGAAATGGCGCTTTTGACCAGCGGCATCCCCGAGCTCCGTAACCAGCGGCATCCCCGAGCTCCGTAAGGCGATGCAGGGCGTCGTGTCGGAGGTGCGCATGGAAGCCGCAGGGAAAATTCCGCCGAGGGAGAATTCATGAGCACCCGTCCACTCGGTCCTGTCAAATTCCTCACCATCCATTGCGCAGCCACTCCGGAAGGCCGCGACGTGAAGGCCGCGACCATCTCCCAATGGGATCAAGCCAAGTTCGGCCAAACCTCATACCATCATGTTGTCGAGCTTGACGGCACCGATGTCCGCACGCTGCGAGACGATCAACTCGGGGCGCATGTCGGAGGCCACAACACCGGCAACATTGGCATCTGCTATATCGGCGGGATGGATGCGCATAATGAGCATCCGAAAGACACGCGGACGGATGCGCAGAAGAAGACGCTGCTGACGCTGATCCGCACCTACAAAGCCCGTTATCCAGGCATCAAGGTGCTCGGCCATCACGACTGGCCCGGTGTGGCGAAAGCCTGCCCGAGCTTCAACGTCTTGGCGTGGCTCATCCTTGAAGGTGAGGCGGCATGATTGGAGCCTTCTTCTCTCGCGGCCTCGACCCGAACAACAGGGAAGTTGGGCGCCTGCTGTGGTTCCTCACCGCGCTGGCAGGCATCGGCTACACAGGCGCTGACCTTGTGGTCAACAACCGCTTCAGCATTGAGGCTTTTGGGCAGGGAATGGCCTTCATCCTTGCCGGCGGCGGTATCGGCATCGGGTCCAAGGATTACGCCAACCGTGCACAGCCCAACACGACGACCGTAACCAAAGTGGAGCAACCGTAATGTCTATCCAGAACTACGAAGCCAACCTCGTGAAGTGGTATCATACGCTCAGCGGCTGGGCGCAATTCGCTGTCGCATTTGGCACGGGCTTCCTGCTTGGGGCCTGGATCTTCTGATGCTCGGCATCCCGTCCCTGTCTGGATACTTACTCCCGGCGGTAGGCGGGATCGCGGCTGCGGCTGGCATCTTCGCTGGCGTGCAGACCATGCGCATGCACGAAGCGCACCTCGCTCTGGCCGCCGAGAAGGCCGTCCACGCGCAGGACATCGCGACATGGAGAGCGGCTGGCGTCCAGGCAACCGCCAACGCGCTCCAGCAAGCCCGCGCGATCGAACAGCAGCAACAGAAGGTGACGCAAGATGCGCAAGCCAATCTCGATACTCTTCATGCTCGCAATGCCGAGCTTACAAGGCTGTGGCTCGCGGCCCGAGCCGATCATGGCGGTTCCGGCCAAGCCCATCTGCCCTACGACTTGGGAGGCCCCAGCGGCACTGCTGCAACCGCTCCAGAAACCGTCATGGTTGAGACAGCCGACCTCCCCATCTGCAACACCGCGCTAGAGACCGCCGAAGGCTGGCAGGCCCTCTATCTCGCTCAGCATTTAATAGATCGGACACCGCGATGAACCTTGGGCTTAACCTTGGGCTGGCGCGGCCGGCTAACTCTTCTGGCGGCGGAGGTTCGCCAAGCACCGCCGGCGAGCCAATCGGACTTCTTCTCCTTCTAACGAAGTCAAGCTGATATGGCTGACAACACAACGATCACACCTGGGACGGGCGCAACGATCGCAGCTGACGATGTCGGCGGCATTCTTTACCAACGGGTCAAGATCGGTGTCGGCGTTGACGGCGTGGCTACTGATCTTGCGCCTGGGCAAACGACAAAATCGGCATCGCTTCCAGTCACAATTGCAAGTGACGACACGGTCGTTTTGCAAACTGGCGCTCTCACCGAAACCGCGCCCGCCAGCGATACGGCGTCTTCAGGTTTGAATGGCCGCCTTCAGCGCATTGCGCAGCGGCTTACCTCACTCATTGGATTATTTCCGACTTCGCTTGGGGCTCAAACCGGCGCGAACTCACTTTCGGTCGTGCCCAATACAGACACGGCGTTCCCAGCCGCTCAATCCGGCGCATGGAATATCACCAATATCACGGGCACCGTGTCGCTCCCGACCGGCGCGGCAACAGCGGCAAAACAGCCCGCATTGGGCACCGCGGGCTCGGCTTCAAGCGATGTAATCACCGTTCAGGGTATCGCCAGTGCAACACCATTGATTGTCGGCGGCAATGCTGCTTCAGCGGCCACGGACAGCGGCAACCCCGTGAAGGTCGGAGGTGTTTATAATTCAACCCTGCCCACATACACAAACACTCAAAGAGCTGACCTGCAAGTTACCGCAAGAGGAGCGCTTTATACTCAGCTCATAAATTCAGGGGCGAACGTCGTTGCGGTTTTTGGGGCAACCAATAACGATGCAGTAGCAACCACCTCTACGTCGTCAATACTTTCAACTACGAACTACGGATTCGTTTATAACGGCTCCACTTGGGATCGGATGCGTGGCGATATTGCTGGCGCGGTCACCCAGCCTCACGCCCTTACGGGATCGCGCTGGAACTACGCGGCGGCGTCTGGTGGTATTAGTAATACAACCACGGCGGTAACATTAATCGCGGCAGCGGGCGCCTCGGTCCGCAATTATGTGACGAGCGTTCAGATTGCCGCCGACGCCTTGACCAATGCGACCGAGGTTGCAATCCGCGATGGTGCCGCTGGAACGGTGCTCTGGCGTACCAAGATCCAGACCGGCGGCCTTTCCTTAACCACTATCGAATTTCCCGTTCCCCTGAAGGGTACGGCTAACACTTTGATGGAGGTGGTGACCTTGACCGCTTCGGGGGCGGGCGCGGTCTACTTTAGCGCTCAAGGATACCAGGCAGCATGACAGACTTTTACATCACGCGGCCATTGGTGGACTCAGACGGCAACCCGGCCGGGTCGGAGATTATCGAGACGTTCACGGAGGGGCCTGCTCCTGCCCAAACGCTTGGCGCGCGTATTGCCGAGTTGCAGGCCAACACAGGCTTTATCCATGAATGGCAGCCGATTGAGCGCGTGCCAGTACCGAAGACGGCAAACATCGGCACCGCCAAGGTCGACCAGATCATTAACATTGAGCCAGACGAACTGGCGCGGGTGCTTTCAAAAGAAGGATTGCCCGCCCCCGACGCAAGCGCAATCTCTAAGCTTTCTGGATGGTTCAAGTCGTTCGTCACTCCTGATCTTGCGGCCGGTCAGTTTTAGTGGGCGGTCTCTCATCTCTCCCAACAAGGGTAGGCAAATATGGTCGATAATGTAGCGGTTACTCCAGGAACTGGCGCCACGGTTGCAACCGATGATGTCGGCGGTGTCCAATATCAGCGTGTCAAGCCCAACCTGGGGGCCGATGGAGCGGCGACGGATGCACTAGGCGGGGCTGGCAATGTCAGTGCCGGCGTCCAGCGCATCACGCTCGCAAACGATGACGTTGCCGTTACCGCGATCGGGGCGCTGGCCGAAACCGCACCCGCTTCGGATACCGCATCATCCGGCCTGAATGGACGGCTTCAGCGTATAGCACAACGGCTCACGTCATTGATCGCACTATTTACCAGCGACGCCGCTGGATTGTTGGTGCAGCAGTTCGCGCTGAGCGGTTCCCGTTGGAACTATGCGGCAGCCTCTGGCGGCATCACGAACACAACCACCGCCGTAACGATCGCGGCGGCGGCCGGCTCTGGCGTGCGCAACTATCTCACCGGCATGCAGATCTTCGCCGACACTCTGGGAACGGCCACGGAAATAGCAATTCGCGACGGCGCCGCTGGGACCGTGCTCTGGCGCGGCAAGATCAACACCGGCGGCTCCTTCGTGGGCGCCGAGATCAAGTTCACCTGCCCGCTCAAGGGGACGGCCAACACCCTAATGGAGTTCGTCACGCTGACCGCTTCGGGAACGGGCTCGGTTTATGTCAACGCGCAGGGATACACGGCGGCATGATCTTCTGCGGCTTTATTGGTATTTCGCCGTGCGGGGGCGGCGGCACTTCATTTTCAGGGGCGCTTTCCAGTCTTTCGCTGGCGTCCGTATCCTATACCATCGATGTGCCGATATCGGTCGCGGTTAATGGCGTGACATTCGGTTCATCCATCGCTGCAACGGCAAGCGACGGAACATCATTGACGATAGCTGGCGGCATTATGACCGGCACCTTCACGACCGCCGGGTCAAAACTCATCACGCTTGTTGAAACGCTGGCCGGAGCATCCAATTCACCGCGCACTTCTGGCCCTATTCTCGTGACGGTGAACAATCCTGCTGCGCCGCCTTCGTCGGGCAGCAATTTTATCATGGGGTTCTGATATGGCCGAAGACACCGACGACAATGTGCTGCTTTCCGCTGCCGGCACAGATACATTTAAAGCGGCGACAAAATATATTGCCGGCAGCGGGCATCATGCGTTGCCTATTCTCACACAGGCAGACGGTACTGACGCAATCACGCCATTACTAGCGTCATTGAATACGGTCGCGACCGCATGCGGTTCACTTGCGACTTTGTTTTCTGCCGCGCTCAACATCAACGGCGATCTCCAGACTGTGCTTACCGACGCCTCTGGCAGCCCGGTCGATCCAACGGCAGCAGGCCCGGTAATTGGTGGCACGCAGGCGGACAGCCCCCTTGCCTTCGCCCCCGTCACTGAAGGCGGCCTCGCCAAGACTGCAAACCCGATCGCAGTTTCCGATGGCGATGTCGTCAACGCGCTGCACGACAAGCTCGGCAAGCGCATCTCGATCCCGGCGCTGCGCGAGGTGAAGGCGATCCAAACCACCACCATCACCGGCACCAGCGAGACCACGATCGTGACCGCGGGCGGGTCGGGGGTATTCGCGGATCTTTATCGCCTGATCATCACGAACACGTCGGCAACGGCTGTCACCGCGACGATCAAGGATGCGACCGCTGGCACCACCCGCTACGTCTTCGCGGTTCCTGCGGCGGCTACCGTGGGCTTCTCCGCCGACGCTGGCAGCGCTGCGAAACAGTCCGCCGCCAACAACAACTGGACAGCGACCGTATCCGGCTCGGTGACGTCGATCGTCATCACGGCTGAAACCGTGGCGAATATCTGATGGCCGCGCCTACGCCACGCAATGCGTCGCCGCACGTCAGCTCGTCTTCAAGCACTGTGGGAACGGCAACCGTTACACTCGATACGCACGCTGCGGGTGACTACCTGCTCGTCTTCCTGACGGTGAAGTCTGTGACGACCGTTACCCCTCCGGCAGGGTGGGCTACGATCAAGTCCGGCAATAGCGGCGGCGTGTTCCTCGGGCTCTACCAGCAAAGCGTTCTTGCCGCGTCCAGTTCCGAGACAAACCCGGCCTTCACGCTCTCGCCCAACTCCACATGGGCGGCACATGCCTATTCGATCCCGATGCCAAATAGCAGCGCGATCAATCGGGCGGGGGTCAACAATTCGAGTAGCACCAGCGGAAATGCCGATCCGCCCTCCAACACCTCCTTCGGCGGCACGCAAGACTATCTCTGGTTTGCAGCCGCTGCGGTCAACACGAGCGCCAGTATCAGCGCCGGCCCGAGCGGTTACAGCAATTTCACGGCCACCGGCACGGGCACCAATGTCACGCTTGGCACCGCTTGGAAGCAGGCGCTTGCGTCGCTGACCGAAGACCCCGGCGCGTTCACGAATACCTCGGGCAACTGGAATGCCGCGACCTTGGCTGTTTGGGATCCTGTTAGCGGCGGGGGCTCAACGCATGTTGCAAGCAATCTACTGTTTGGGATCGGCTGATGTCTCGATTGAACTTCCGCGGCCACATCGGCAAGCGCGACTATGCGGCGAATACCGTGGCTCCTACGGTTTCGGGCTCAGCGATCAGCGGGCAGACGCTTACCGGGACCAATGGAACATGGACCTCGGTTGAATCCCTGATCACCGGCTATGTCTATCAGTGGCAGACGGCGGATGCGCCGAACTTCACGACGTGGACGGATCTCGCTGGTTCAGCGGCGATCACGCTGGTTCTAGCTGCGGGCCAGATCAGCAAGAAGGTTCGGCTGGGGGCCGCGGCTGTCAACGGAGATGGGCAGTCTCCATTCACCTTCTCGCTGCCCACGGCGATCGTCCAGGATGCGCCGACCATTCCGCTGACGATTAACGGTACTCCGACCACGACCGCCATTCAGGGTTCCTCCGCGACCTTCACAGTCAGTTTCGACGGAGGCAATGGGACCTATACGCCATCGCTCATCAATGCGCCTTCCGGGTCGAGTGTGACGCTGACAGGGGCTGGCGACCAAGCGATTGTATCACTTTCCACGGCCAATGCTGGTAGCTTTAGCGGCATCATCGTCGAAGTCACAGACGGCACATCGACCGCTGATCTGGCGAGCTTCACCTTAACGGTGAGTTCGCTTAGTGGCGTTCAGACGGTTATCCCCGGAAGTGGCTGGACCGGCACCACCACAACCGTCAACGGCGTGGATGCCACGGTCAATCGCGGCAGTTCGTCAGGCCGTGGTTATGGCTACCAACCTTCATTTTGCATCGATCACCCGAACTTCACGACATTGTCCAGCGCCACAACGATCTGGATCCACTCTTACCACACGGCTGATGCTTCGGTCGTGGCATCCGACAAACGGCCGACGTGCGGCGTCGAGAAAGTCTCGGTCGCGGCCGATGGCGGCTCTTGGATAACCATTTTCCCGACATGGAACCCGGTTGGTAATTATTGGGGATTCCCGTTCGTCCTCGATCCATCGAAATGGGCCGATGGGACATGGACCACGGCGGTGCGCACGATCCGGGCCGTTATTTGGCCGCGCAACGGCATCCCCATGATATTACAGAGCGAGCCAACCAGCACCACCTTCAATGACGATGTCTGCCTGAAGTTCAGCACCAATTTCGGCGGCACGCTCCCGGCTACGATCAAATATGTGAGCGGTAGCGGAAACGACACGACGGGCGACGGCTCATCAGGAAATCCTTATCGCACCCTGTCCAAGGCGATAACAGTCATTTCCTCGGCGCAAGGGGGCGACGTTGGGGGTGGCCGTGTCAAATGCAAGGCGGGAACCTACAGTTTCTCCCATACTGGGGCGACGACTGCGAAGCGTCATCTCGTAATCGAGGCTGACACCGGTGTCAGCCCAACCAGCATCCAGTTCAACAGCCAGGGCGGCAGGGGGCTTGCAACGCCATTGGTGCATCTACGCAACCTCTCGCAGTCGCTGAACCTCCTTGGCCCCGGTCAGGTCTTCAGCTCTCTTTATGCGGAAAATATCGTCAGTGATCGCGGAAGCCTCGAATGGGCGACGGTGGACAATGGCACGCCGTGGAACCTGCCCTTTGTCGCGGCAGGGAGGGGAAGCGCCGGCTATTGGCAGGCTGTTTACGTCATCGGCGGCACGACCAACAATTATTTTTACGGCAATTGCGGCGCGCGACTGGTTCGGGATCATGCCACTCTCACCATCGGGTCAGACACGCATCGCGAAACGCGGGCTGTTATCAACTGCACTTACGACAAGATCCTTGCTGGCGCCTGGTACAATGCGCCGCCCTCGCAGGGAGGAACCACAAGCGGGAACATCCACCCGGATTGCGATCAGAACCTGCCCGGTGGCTCCAGTGGGACAATCTCGAACCTGATCCGTGTTAACGTGTCCATGCTGACAGGCAATGCCAACGCGCAAGGGCCGTTCCTTGGCCGAAATGCGGGTCTGGCGATCAATCCACAGACGACGCGCGGGCTGTTCTTGATCAATTACAAGGTGCTTCAATCGAACAACGGGCGCGCGGCCTTCCAGATGGGGACTGACATGAACGTGCAGAACTGCATGCTCTGGGACGTCAGGGTTAAACCTGCATCCGGGGGCCTTGTCATTTGCTCGGTTGGCCCCAACAGCGAGGACGCTATCCTTGTCGGGATCGACTTCCCGTCAAACAGCTTCAGCGGCTGGACGAACTACGGAGCGCTTCCCACCTAGCGGCTCCGGATCAACCCAAGGGAAGCCCCTTAGCTGCGTCCAGAACGATTGCTGGTGGCGCGTCCATTCGTTATCGTGGGCTTCCTCGACGGTGATCGGAGGAAGCTTCTCGTTCGCCAGATCGTTGCGCAGGAAGAACACGTTGAAGCCGTGGCGATGCGCTCCGATCATGTGATAGCCCTTGCGCTCCGAAAGGGCTTTCATGGCCAGCAATGAGACGCTGCGGAACTTCTTCTCCGCGCCCCCCTTCGACCAGCAATAGAAGTCGTCGCTATACGGTACTGTCAGCGACAGGTGGCTGGGGATGTCGTTGTGCGTCTCAAACACGCACAGCCTGGGATTGATCGCCTCGATCGCTTCCCACATCCAATAATCGTTCCCGTCCATGTCGAGCGAGAGCAGGTCGACCTCGCCCTCGGCGCCGGCCGTCCGAAGCAAGTAGTTGATATTGTCGCGGGTGATCCAGGCTTTGTTGATGACCGGCGGGGTCAGCATGCAGTCTTTCTTGGATCCGAAGAAAGCCTTGGCGTTCTTGATGCTGATGTCGTCGCCGTCGAACAGATAGCCCTTGTATCTGTGGTTGATGATGAGGTTTGCCGCCATGCATTCATGGCCCGAGCCGCAGCATAGCTCCACCACCTTGCGCGTCTTCATGCCGATCACGGACAGCGCGTAGAGGATCATTCCGTCCTCCTCGAACTGAGAATAGCAGCGGAAACCGGCGTCCGACAGCTTGTCATATTTCGCGTTCTGGTATTGCAGCAGGAGCGACTGTTGAAGCTGTTGGTTGAAGCTCTCGCCTCCGTCCTCATAGATTGGGCGCGTGGACGGCTTTAACCTATGATAGAGCGGCAACAGTCCAGGGACCATCTGCGCACACTTCTTGAGGGCGGCTTTACTCACTCACTGCTCCTTTGCGCAATTTGGGCGATTGATACGCCGCCGATCTTGAGCCTGTCGAGGCTGTTATTTTCGGCGATTATGTGCCAACCGATTCATTTTGAGTCAGTTTTTATACGGCGCGGAGAGTTGTGCCGGATTGGGACAGCTTTCCCGATCCGCTTGGTGTAGGCAAGCCTCTTTGCCCTCACTACCCGCTTAGGCTCCGGCAATTCCTCGGGCCAATAGGCGACCGCAACCTGCTTGCCGGTGCGTAGGTCATAAACTGGCTCAGGCATCGCTGCCAAACCTCCCCAACCCCTCCACCGGCTCGTCGCCCTGATCCCGAATCGCCTTCCTTTTGGTGCGATTATAGACTATATTGATGTCCGAGGGAGAGGTTGCGAGTTCGAACCCCGCCGCCAGATGATGGTTTTCTAGGGACCTAATGGCGTAGCTCAACTGGATAGAGCGCTCCCAACTTGCCCCACGAATCGCGGGATGGTAAGAGGGGAATAGGCGGTGACAGGTGTCCGCGATGACTTCGGTATTGAGCCGGTTCGAGTCCGGCAGGTAAGCAAGGTTCGAGTCCTTGGCCGCCCGCATCACTTCCCCATAGCCCGGATGGCGGCTGCTGCGAAGGAGCCGTATTGGGTTTCCATTGCCACCGCCGCGCATTGCTCCCGCGTTTGCCGGATGGCATCTAGGGCAATTGCAAGTGTATCCGGGTAGCCGCCAACCACGGTATAGCGCCTGACAATCTCCCGCGCCGCTGTCACGTCATCCTGCATCGGGGGTGTCCTTGAGGGAGGCGAGATAATCGTGGCCTTTAGGCGTCCTGACACGATAGGTTGATAGCACGCCGCCTTGGTATGGTCCGGACCCGACGCACTCGACTAAGCCTGCATCTACGAGCATTTGACATTGTTTGTCTGATATTTGCGGCCACCGACGCATTGCACGCTCCACCGCCGACGCGGCTTGAACGGGGGTGGGGTTGGTCATGGCCACTCTCCAAAGGTGATACGATAACCCAGCGCGGCCAGCGGCAACGGTAGGCCGAACAGGACGATGACGATGCCGACGGTGAAGGGATCGCTCATCCCTGCGCATCCCGTGCTTGGCGGGCTAGTTGGTCGGTATAGGCCGAGAACATGCCGTTACTGACCAGAAACTCGTCCCGCGAGGCAAGATTCGCCCTCAGTCGCTCATTCTCTGCTTCGGCCTTGGTGGCGCGCTCGCTTGCATCGGCCCATGCTGCCGACATCACATCGAAGTCTTTGGACAGGCGCTCGACCTCGCTCTGGTGCTGGCGGAGGGCGGCTTCACGGTGGCGGGCGAAGGACTGCACAAGAAACCAGTTGTCGCAACGGCCGGCTTCCATGTCCTTGGCGTCTTGCATGGCCTGAACGTAATTGTTGGGCCAGAATAGGTGCCATGCGTGGCGTACAAATGCCGCCGCAGCCCGCCTATCTGCTTCCGTCACCACGGCTTCGGCCTGCGGGACCATTTCCGCCGCAGAGCGAATATGGTCTTCCGGCGCGGCGTTGGGGGAGGGAATAGCCTTCCCGAAGAATTGTGAACTATCTTCCCATTGCCGTTCCACGAGGCCCCTGGCTACATCGTCGGGGTGGTTTTCTGGCGTCATGAAACACCAACCATCCTCACCAGGATCGGTGTCTATTCGGACGCGGGTATAAGCCACGTCGCCGACTTTTAGCTCCCCCGTCACGGTCGGCGCTGGTGGGGTTTCAGGGGTCGAGCCATAATGCGGGCAGTCAGTGCGAAGGTGGACCATATCTAAGCCTTCCGGGATACCACATGGGCAAGTCGCGTAGAGGGACATTGCTTCAACTCCTCATAGGTTCGGCGAGCGCGGAACATGGCGAGGTGCCATGCAAGCTTATCGCGCTCTTCCGCTGTGCATTTCGCCCCGGCGCAGACAGAAGTCATCAAATGAGTTGAGCCGGTAGCCCATCACTCCATTCCTTTCAGCGCTTCCCGGATGGCGAGGCCGCGTTCATTGAGCCAATACCAAACGAGATTTGCATCCACGACGCCCTTCTCGAACAGGTCCGCCCCGACACCTCGCCCGAACGGAATCCACCATTTCCCGCGCGCCTTATCGCAGTCCAAAATTGCCCGCCTCTGCGCAGGGCTAAGCCCCCTCGCTATTTCATCGGGGGTCATGGGCGGGGCTGTCATTGATCCATTCCGATCGCGTGCTTGAGGGCCTCGTCATCGGTAAGGTTCAGCGGGTTGATGCAAGGCTTGCCCATATCGGCAATCGTCAGGTTTTTGGCTCCGCATTTGAAGCAGTAACCGATGAATTCCTGACCGGGTCCTTTCGGGCTAGTGCGCGTAAGGGCGTGTGTATCGCGTTTCCTCTTCACGCCCCTGCTCCTTTAATCGCGGCGAGGGCTTGGCTGATGCGCTCCCTACAATCTGCAATCCATTGCGGCATGCCGTGAATCGCAGGATCGTTGCCGTAATGATTGGCAGCGCAACCCTCAGCGTTCTGGAGAAGCAACGCGGTTTCCTTGCGCAACACCTCCAACGCCCGCTCGATCTCGCCCATGTCGATCGGTCGGGGCGGGGTGGAACCTGGGGGCGGAGGAAGCGGCTGCCAAGCTGTAGGATCACCCTTGGCCAGTAGACCGTTCATCGAAGCTATCTGCCATCCGTCGTCACCTAGAATGGCTTCGGTCACGCCCCATGTTTCGGTATGGACGAGAACATTGCGGCCCCTCGGCGCGCTCTCGATCGGGCGCCACCCCGAAGCATCGGCTGGGGCGGGGGTTGGGCGGCGGTTCCAGGCTGCGATGGCGGTCAGCTTGTCGTCGTGGATGGCCCGTGTTTCGACGATGCAATCATTATTGGCGCAACCGACTGCCCAGAGAGGTCCACGGTCCTTTCGATAGCTGCTGTTAATGTCATCAAGGAATGCCTCTCCTCCGCAGTGGGGACACTTCCTCAGCTCCACATCCTCACTCATCATCGTTCCTTTCGCCATTTGCTTTGGTTCGGTCGGGGTGGGGGTGCTGAAGGGCCGCTAGTTCAGCTTTGTGCTTTTCACGCCGCTCGATAGAATCGGCTGTTTCCTGCATCTTTCCGCAGGGCCAGTCGTTCATTGACGGGCCGCGATTTCGACCATTGACGTTACGCTCGCGTGGGCAGTCGCGAGACTTCATCCACCAGTAGCAATCGCCACAGCGAAGTGGTTTCGCAATCTCGGCTTTAAGCTGCTGGACCTTCGCCAAGCGCTGCGTATGCTCGCTGAGTTTGGCCGCCCAATCCCATATCTCTCGCCCATCGGGCGAGACCTGCGTCGGTAGTTTTGGAGCCTCGCCCACCCTACCTTCCCCCCATCGTCGGAGGCGGGGATCGGCGGGGAGTCAGCCGGTCAATCTCAGCTAAGATGTCAGGGTGACGTTCGAACCATTCGCCATGGAGACGATGAGCGGCGAATTGACGATGATATGCCAGCTCAACAGAGCGCCCTCCCTCTCTTACAGCCAATATGCGAAGCTTGATCGGGCTGCCGCACTGAAGGTCGATCAACCTCTTTTGCGGGTCTAGCGCGATTCCGATTTTGATGCCGCCGACATCACCGCCAACAAAGTAGACGAAACGCGAAAGCCTCGGCGTCGGAACGCTGTAAGTTTCTGTTATGGGATTGGCCGCCGCGTGCGTGTCCAGAAACCGCTTTGCATCATTCAGGTCGCGGGTTCGCGTCGAGCGGTAGCGAACAAGTCGGCCTCGAGGCTGATACCAGGCCACGACCCAAACGTCGGATCGCCCGTCTCTGCGCTTAGTCAGCCAATAAGCGCCATTGCGATGAGGTGTTTCGGCACCTCTCCGGGTGGCTAGTGATGCCAGTTCGTGCGTCATACGCACGCCCGGCCGGTACTTGTGTACCAAGCTCTCCGACTTGCAATGACGCTAAAACTGGTTGATTTCCCTGGTGGGCGGTGACGGGCTCGAACCGCCGACCCTCTCGGTGTAAACGGTGTGGACATAAGCAAATCTGCCATTTTTTGAGCAACGATGCACGCGATTTCGCCACTTTGAGCGCGTTTCGTTCGCCTTGCGTGCTCAGCCCCGGTACGAATCGTACCTAAGCCCACTCGAGCGCGGCGGCTGCATCCTCCATGAAGCTCGGGCTGTAACGAGCGTAATGCTTTTCGGTCACCTTGGTAGAGCTGTGGCCAAGGTACTGAGCGATCTTCTGCATAGGCACGTCGGCCTTGGCCATCCATACCCCGGCGGTATGCCGGAGCACATGCGGCGAGAAGTCTATCCCGGTTCGCTGACTGATTCGCTCGAGCGCCTTCTTCACGCTCTTGATGGGCTTGCCGTTGAACTCGATCACATGATCCGTCAACGCGCCCTCTCGAGCTCGCTCTAATGCGTCTCGAGCTCGCTTTGTCAGCTTCACTACTGGCCGCTGCTTGTTCGTCGGGTTGCGGCCAGCGGGCATCAAGTCCACAAAGCCATGCTCGAGATCGACGCGCTCCCATGTGAGATCCAGGATCGCGGACATCCGAGCTCCGGTAGCAATCGCCAATTCGATAAAGAGCTCGACATGTGGCGAGCGGGCATCGGCGTGAACCTTGCCAAGATCCTCCGGCGTCAAATATCTCGAGCGCGGCTTGGATGCGGGTGGCATCCATAATTCCGGAGCTCGAGCTCCAAGCGTTCGGTTGAGGCAGGCTCGCAACAACTCGAGCTCGGTCCGAGCGGTGCTGTCCGACTTGCCCGCCTTCTTGCGGGCCTTGTGGTAGGCGCGGCAATCGTCTCTCGAGATAGCGGTCCCGAGCTTGTGACCGAAGTGTGGCTCGAGCGCGGTCCAAGTCGCCTTGAACCGATCCGGTCTCGAGACCTCCTTCATCCGGTCGCGGATATAGACGGGCCATAAGTCCTTTACCCGTTCCGATGGGGCTGCGGTGAGCATCGCCCAGAATTCACGAGCTCGAGCCTCGGCGAGCCCTTCATCTGCCGTACCAAGCGACCGGCGAATGCGCTTTCCGTCTCCGCCCTTGTAGGCGATGACGCGCTTTCCTCTATGCCACTCGAGCTCGTAATCTGACACTCGTAGCGCTCCACCTCCGCTGCCGGGATGCGAATCAGTTTACCGAGTCGAAACCCGGCAAGCTCCCCATCGTGGTACATGCGACGAATCTTCTCCGCGCTGCAATCCCAGCGTTCGGCAAGCGTCTCCGGGCTGTAAGGTCTCGCCCCCATGCTACCCCTCTCCGTCCTGGGAGAGGTGGGCGCGGGCCAATATTTTGCGGGCAGCCAACTCAAGGGCGCTGGCGCGATCGGCCCATGCCATTTTCATCAGGGCGTTGCGCTCGCGGCTTTGCATTTCGCGGATCTCAGCCGCCTCGGAAAGCAATGCGTCCGCAATGTCCGCCCGTTCTTGCTCGCGCTCGGTCATGGGGCCTCGACCTTCTTGTGCAAATCCTTGTACATTCCAACCGGAACGCTATCGGACATCAAGGTTTCGTCAGCCTTGCGCACCACGTCCCGCAAAACCCATAGGATCTGGTCAGCCTCGTATCGCCCCACCTCGCCGAACTGGTCCAAGGCGTGACGAATATCGCCTATCGTTGTCTTGATGGTAACCGTCACCTCAAGATCATTTGGCTTGTCGATTTTGAATAGCGCTCTAAGCACA